GTTGAGTTTAAACTTTGCTTCAAACCCTAAATTTTAAAATTCCAATTTAATAGCGTCATTAAGTTTTGACATGACTTTGGGGTCATTGATGTTGTTTAATATTGGATCTTACCTAAAAACGGTCAAATTATCATCTCCCAATATTAAAACACGTTATACCAAGTGATCTATCTTCAATTTTCTATATACCGTTTCAGTAGCGATTATGTTGATGATGCTATTACCAAATGATGTCATTGCCTAACCTGATAATCTACAAGATTCTTAAATGTGCCTAATGGTTAAGCCAGTTTTGAAATCTTTGATTGTTCCTTTCTAAATGTTAGGATGACTAAGGGCCGCAAGAGCAGCTTATTTGTAATTACTTAAAGGTAGATGATTAACAGCTCGTTTGATGATATTTGTGTCAATTTGTTAGCATCTCTTACCTTAACTTGCATCATAGGCTGAATAATCATTCTCACCTATAACATAATCTCCGTTGCAATCTTAAATGGCTTAATACACTAATTCTCCAAGTTCAATAGCGTTCATGCCACTAGTATATGTGTATTTGTCCAACCATTCATTTTTCCACCCTTATCCACTCAATGCACGCAGTTATTTCTTCTTGTATTAGAGAGTTACTGGCATACTCAAACTTGAGGCCAACATTGTTGTCTCAGGTTAAGTAGCTTAGATTATCCTAAAAGCTGCAATTGGATCCTCATTTGGTTTGCCTTTGTAAAGAGCTTCCTACTTCACAAATGAGTTGGTGGTCATGTTAATCAGTTCGCGCATTTCTATCAAGTGTTTTTCAATAATTGTATCTTTAGCTTTTAGATACTTTTGGCGCTTATTGCCAGAATATTGATCAATTACTTAATCCAAAGAAAATTGTTCTATTTGCGCTTTGTTGCAAACGGCTTCAACATTTGTATATAGCTCTTCCTCAACCTATTTAAAGGTGACATCAGTATCCATAGCACTTTGATTGTATGTTTGTTGCTGAATACGTGATTATAAAGAGTTAATGATAGTATCAAGTTCAGATTTTGGCGGTACTATCTTGTAATGTCCTAAGAGTTATGGGCCGAACTCATAGAACGCGCTATCCGTGGTACGTAGGTGTGGTTACTACAACACTTGAATGGATGCGTTAGCTTTTTGTGGACCTATTGGTTTCACTCCAATTGTTGGAATAGCATCAACCAATTTGTTGACCTCAATGTCTCGTATGATTGCATCTGAAGGCAATTGTTTAATCAATTCCTTATAAATGCGTTTTGTATCATTGCGTTAAGTAATATAGTAATGTAGACAAGCATCCAAATTGTTTTCAAATGTTTGCATGTTTGTTGTTTGCATCTTGTGCCAAACTCTGCAAACGAAACTAAACTATGTTTTGGTTGCGGCTTGCTTGTTTATCTCATTACGTAATATTGCTTTACCAGACAAATAAGTCTTTTCACTAATTATATCAATATTGTTCAAAGTTAACATTATGAATGCTATCTATTAGTGAGTTAGTCGCACTTTGATATCACGAAATTCTATTTCATTACATCCAAAGATGTGTCTATAAGCTTTAGTAGCCATTCGTTTGATATCAAAGCTCCACTCTATAGGTGTTACCTTAACAACTATAGGAGCATTTGCAATAATGCTGTTCTCAAAGATCTCGGTTTAGAGTTCTCTAG